TGATGACCGCCTTTGTGATTTCGGTTCTTTCGTTCCAGTCCGTTCTGTTTGCCATTGCTCTTGCCTTTGCGATTCCGTATGCTACCATTGTGTTTTCCTCCGTATTTCGTGGTTTTTTGGTTGTTTTCCCTTTCGGTGATTACATATTACCGCATAGTATGTGTAATTGCAAGCGGCTAAACTGCCAGAATATACAGTCTGAAAACCGCCCCTGTATTGTGTAGATTATGACAGCAAAAAAGCAGCAGCCACGTTTGCGTTTGTGGCGTTGCTTTTCAAATCGGAAAGGTATTTGGAATCGGTTTTACCTGCCGTTACAGGCGAATGTGTGGGCTGTCAGTCCCTGATTGCAATCGGCATCAGACCGTTTGGTGTGGGAATGAAAAGTTCAATATTCCAAAATCGCTGTTTGTACTTTTTCATAAGTTCAGGAGAAAGGTCTGTAAAATCTTCTGCTCCAAGACCTGTGATGAAAAATGTACCTTTTATGATATCACCTGTTTCAGGAAGCACTCTGTTCCACTCCGTATCGGATTTCAACTTTGATTCGTCATCACAAACAAGGGCGATCTCATCTTCAAAAGGGTATATCGCTTGCAGATACCCGCCGACCGTTTTCTGCATGGATTCCAGACTGCCGTCAATTTCAGTTTCTCTTGGTCGTTTTCTCGGTTCAACGATAAGTACTTTCATATGGGTTTCCTTTCTGAGCCACCTTGTCGGCTTGTGTGGGGCTTTGCTTCAAATGGGATAATTTACGGAGGAAATCCCTGAATTGCCACACAGCCAAACGTGGCGGCTTGCATTGTCTTATTCTGCTGTGTTACGGTGAATAATGCTGATGATTTTTTCCTGTTCTTCTTTGGAAATACCAATGCTTTCGAGAGCCTCACGGATTCCGCAGTCGGGGCAAATCAGCGTTTCATTATCAGTTCTGGAAAGTGCAGGAACTCCGGTATAAACACATCCGCATTTCGGGCAGGTTCTTTCTGTTGCAGTTTCAGTTTTCATAATGGGCAGCTCCTTTCAGGCTTTTTTCGTAGGCTTCATCAAGGTACTTGAAATCAAATCCGAAAATGGTGTATCCGAATTTGCAGGTGCTGACATATGCAGAAGTTGGAATCCCAAGCCTGCGTTCCTCGTGCATGATATACACAAAAGCATCAATCATTTTCCCAGCTTCGGAAAGCCTGATTTTCATATTTTTCTTGTAGTAGAAATTAGGATAGCCCTCGTAAATATCAAGGCTGTGTTCATCGGCGGCAGTTACTTCCCAGACTGCTACCGGAACAGCACCGCCTTTTTTCTTTTCAACGGTGAGGTAGGAACCTGTCTTGCTGCCTTTGTAAAGCAGTTCATAATCCCTGATAACCGCCGTTCCAGCGATTTTTGCTGTGGGGCATCTGTACTTCATCTGACGGACATTGAGGTTTGAACCATAGGCAAGGTAATATCTTTTCATTTCAAATCTCCTTTTTGTAGATTCCGCTTTGCGGTAGTCACATATTAACTCTTTCGGAGGAGAAATGCAACCCGCTAAATCTACAAAATATCTGTGCCTTTTCTTGTGTGGTATTTGTTCAGATTACACTTTGCAAAATCAGGGACTGTGTGGGCTTTTGTGGCTTTGTTTATTCGGTTGGGAAACTATACCACAAAAGGCAACGTGGGCGGCGATGTTGCCACCTGTTGCCTTTGAGGTGCGAGCCTTTTCAGGCTCTGCCATATCTGAAAGCCGCATCTCCGTCAAGGTTCTTGGTAAGAAAACTTCTCGCTGTGGAGAACTCTTCGCCAACCAGTCCCAATCGAATCAGCCATGTTCGCATTGCAAATTTTGGATTTTCCGTTTGCTGTGGTTTTGGACTTGCTGTTTTCAGTTCCTTTGCCATTTCGGAAAGTGCAAGGCAAAGCTGAATGTAGCTTTTCAATTGTCCTGCGTGAAGTCCGTTTTTCTTTTCTGCTGTAGGCTTGTCAAACTGGAAAAGTCGAAATTCGATTGTGCTTTTTGTAAAGGTTGCGTGGAAGTTCAGCATATGGTATCTGCTGTCATTGTAATGCTGATTTCTGCCGTAATTCGCACCGTTTGCTGTGTACCAGATGTCTGCAAGCTGTGCCATTGTGGTTGGTTTCTTTTTGTTCAGCTGTTCAATGAATCTTGGGTTTACCGTTCTGCAATATCTGTTCATTCTGCACTGGTCGATTTTCAAAGCATCTGCAATCAGTCTTTCGTGGCTTGCCATGATGTTTGCAAGGTTTCTGAGGCTTTGCGGTGTGTGTCCGTTCGCTCCGATGTGAATATGAACTCCTGCCCCAATCCCTGCGTGGCTTACTGCTCCTGCCTTGCGAAGTCTTCTCACAAGCTCCTGCAAGGTTTCAATGTCGCCGTAGTGAAGAATCGGTGTAACCAGTTCGCACTTTTCAGCATCGCATCCTGCAATGCTGACGTCCTTTTGAAATTTCCATTCTCTGCCCTGTGCATCCCAAGCTGACCAGGTGCTGTATCCGTTTCGGCTTGCTGTGAATTCATATCTGCCTGTTCCGAAAAAGTCTGCGGCAAGCTTTGCAGCTCGTTCTCTTGTGATGTGGTTCATCTCAATTTCAACCCCAATGGTCTGATTTTTCAGGTTTTCAATCTGTCTTTCTGTTTTAGCGTTCATGGTATTTTCCTCCGTAATTTCGGGCTTTCTGCCCTTTCGTTGTATCACATATTACCGCATTACGGAGGACATATCAAGCGGCTAAATTAACAGAAAAACAGACTGTATATCCGCCAGATGATTGTGTAATATACAGTCTTGCTTTACTTGATTTTATATGGTAAAATACAGTACGATGGAATAGGTTCTGCCTTATTTTTCGGCTGCCACAACCTTGAAAGAATCTACTTCGGGAATCAGGGCAAGGGAAGAGCCGTTCTGCCATTTCATGTGTATGGAACCCATATCATCAATGTGAGTAACCTCACCGATTGTTCCGGGAAGAATGGGATATTTTTCATCACGCATAGAAATCAGCTGTATCTTCGTTCCAATCGGGTACTGTTTTTTGAGATTTTCAAGATATGCTTTATTCGGAAACTTCATTTGAATTACCCGCCTTCCTGAATGCCGAACTGCCTGAAAGATTTCTGAGCAGTACTTTTCTCACCGCCTTATATTCTGCACCAATCATACCCAATCGAAGGAGATAACAACGCATTGTGTATTTTGGATTGTCAGTAGTTTCAGGCTTATTATTGATACGCTTCTGATTCTTTGCAAATTCGCAGAGCATGGAAATGAAAGTGCAGTAGGCATCGGCGTCACTATCATTTTCAATGGTGAACCAAGGAAAGCAAATCTTATCTTCTTCAGCGACGATTTCAAGGTTGTCAGTTTTGAATGCTGTCTTGAAAAGTTCACCCTTGTTCTCTACGATTTTTCTAAGCCTATCGAGCGTTGATTCATCAACCATTTCCAAAGGCATCTCTACTGTCAAACCATTTTCTTCTTCATCAAGCGGAACATCATAGCCTCTGTTGACCAGTTCATCAATCAGCATTTCAACCTCTTTTTTGTCTGCTGAATCACTGATTTCAAGGTTGCCTTCTTTGGTGACAGTGTAAAAGTCACCGATCTTGTAGGCACAAGTCGGCATGAACTGATATTCGGCAGGGACGCCAATGATCTCGCTGATGGCATTCACCAGTTCTTTTCGCTTTTCTCCTGTAAGCTGAAATTCAATTGTCATATGTTTTTACCTCCATTTGTTTTGGTAGTACACATGATAACTCTGAATAGCACAGATAGCAAGTGTGAGATACGACAAAGTTTAATACTACATATTGCTTTAAATGGTGTAGTAAACACAATATTTAGTTATTTTTTGCGTAGTAGGAGATTCCTGCCAGCACAAACCAAGCGTTGCTTGAAGCGATGCCATTTCCCCACATTTTATAAGTGGCACTATCGGAATACGGATTCTTCAGCCACTTTTCAATTTGCTTACGGCTTTTTGGTTTACAGGTTTTCCCGACAGCTTGGTTGTAGGTTTCAAAGACATTCTGCCACCAACAAATTTGTTCTTCCGTTGGATTTTCAATGCCGATATCATCGCACCACCAAGTCGGCATACCCTGCAGCAACGCACATTCCTGCGGTGTCAGTCGTCTTACGATGTATTCAGTTTCAGAAGTGCTGTCGTTGACAACAGGCGGGTCTTTATAGTCTGATGCTACAAGTGTATTTGCTTTTTCTTTTTCAGCAACGGTGTGATGTGAATTTTTGCTTGTGGAATAGAGCGGATGAGCAATTCCGCCTGCACCCGATGCAACAATTGTCGGAGATTTTTCTTCTTCGATCTGAAAACTGAATTTTGCGTTGTATCCCTGATTCATGGCAGGTCTGCCGATTCCATAGGCAACAGCATGATTTTCAGTACAATTGAGTGTGTACATCGTTTCCGATTTTTTATACCCGTTGCCGTGGTGAGATGGACGGCTTCCATTACCTTCAACGACAACAATTCCACCCTGATTTTTGCATGGAGACTGATTGCTTGTATCAATTGTTCTTGCAGTATCTGCTTCGTAAAATCCGCTGTTGGGATTGTCGGAAAGCATGGAATTGCTGTATTTTCCGCAAATACCATAAGCTTTTGGAACGAAAAGTGTCTGGTCATTGTTGCAGGAAAGAGTAGCAGATTTGTTTCTCTGAATCAGTGCTCCCTTACCGCCAGAACCACCTCCACAGCGAATTTTCAGTGTTGCAGGAACAACTGCCGATTCTACCACAAAAGGCTGATTGTTTCCGCCTGTTCCGTAGGTTGCAGATACAGTCTGTGCCACTTCAAGAGGTCCTGTATATCTGGTATCCTGAGAATGGTTCTCGAACATCAGCCCTGAGCCTGTTTCTTCAGAGCAGTTTCCAAAACTTTGGGCAGTTTCTTGCCACGATCGGAAGCTCTCCGCAGAATACCCAGACACGCCTTCTGACTCAAATAATATTTTTGAGGCACATCCGCCATCAAAATCTGCGACAAGGTAGATTCTCGCTCTTCGTTGGGGAAGATACCAGTATTGAGCATCGAATGTTCGGTAGGCGACAGAGAATTTTTCACCCATGATTTCTCCTGCCTTTGTCCATTTTTCAGGTTTAGGGACAGATAAATCTGCGTCTTTAATCTTGCAGAATTCTTCGAGAACACATCGGAAGTCTTCTCCGCCATTTGAGGAGAATGCTCCTGTGACATTTTCCCACACTGCAAATCTCGGATATTTTCCATTGGTTGCACCTCTCATTTCCTTTATAATTCTGATTGCCTGAAAGAAAAGTCCTGAACGCTCTGCATTCAAGCCCTGACGCTTGCCTGCAACTGAAAGATCAGTACAGGGCGAGCCAAAGGTAATAATATCCACAGGTTCAATTTCTGCACCGTTGACGCTGTTGATGTCACCAAGGTGCTTTACAAAAGGCAGTCGCTTTTCGGTTACAGCGATAGGAAAAGGTTCAATTTCTGATTTCCAGACAGGCACGATGCCGGAAAGCATAGCCATCATGGGGAATGTTCCTGAGCCATCAAAAAGGCTGCCGAGCGTAAGAGGTTTATTCATCATGCTTTTCCACCTCTTTTACAAGTTCACAGTAAGGTATCTGCTGTCCGTCACGGATAACATACACACCGTCAGCATCGCCGGTATCCTCAACATACCGGCGAAGAATCACCGAGGCATATTTTTCATCCAGTTCCATGGTGTAACAGATGCGATTCAGTTGTTCGCAAGCCATCAAAGTAGAACCGCTGCCGCCAAAGGTGTCCATTACCACGCCATTTTCCTGTGTAGAATTGCCGATGGGATAGCCAAGCAAGTCCAGCGGTTTAGAGGTGGGGTGATTGGCGTTGCGTTTCGGCTTGTCAAAATGCCAGATGGTCGTCTGCTTACGGTCGGAATACCAGTGATGCTTGCCATTCTGCATAAAGCCATACAGCACAGGTTCATGCTGCCACTGATAATCCGAGCGCCCCAGCACAAGGCTGTCTTTTACCCAGATGCAGCAGCCTGCAAGATGAAATCCGGCATCAATGAATGCTTTTCTGAAATTCAGCCCTTCGGTATCTGCATGGAATACATAGGCAGAGCCGCCTTTTTCCAGATGTTCTGCCATTCGCTGAAAGGAGGACAGCAGGAATGTATAAAACTCCTCGTTTTTCATACTGTCATTCTGAATGGTAAGTCCACTGGAACTCTTGAAAGAAACTCCATAGGGCGGATCGGTCAGAATAAGGTTTGCCTTTGTATCTCCCATAAGAGCAGATACATCTTCCGCAGAAGTAGCGTCGCCGCACATCAGCTTATGTTTTCCGACAATCCAGATATCGCCATGCTGTACAAATGCAGCCTTTTCAAGTGCCTTGGTAAGGTCAAAATCATCGTCTTTGACTTCATCACCGCTGTTTGTATCAAATAAATCAGCAATTTCAGATTCATCGAAACCAGTCAAACCAAGGTCAAATCCGAGATTCTGTAACTCTTCCATCTCAACAGCAAGCAAATCATCGTCCCAGCCTGCGTCCAATGCCATACGATTGTCGGCAAGAATATATGCCTTTTTCTGTGCCTCTGTGAAATGGTCAACATATACACAAGGAACTTCTGTAATTCCTTCTTCCTTTGCTGCCATGATGCGTCCATGCCCAGCAAGAACGTTGTATTCCTTGTCAATGATGACAGGATTCACAAATCCAAACTCACGGAGGGAAGAACGGAGTTTCAGAATCTGTTCTTTATTGTGTGTACGAGCGTTATTTGCATAAGGCACTAACTTGTTGATGTCAACAAGCTGAAATTCTGTGGTCATTGTCATCTGTAATTCCTCCTCTGCTGAATTCTGAGCATACCTCTTCGGGCGGCATCCATATTGCCTTTGACAGCCTGTCCTTTTATCGTGCGGTATTGCTGTTTGGTCATGTTGTTTCTCTGCTGTTTCAGTTCTCTCCAGAATTGAACATCTGCTTTCATGTATTTCTCACTTTCTGCTTCTCAGTAATTTTTCCATCATATCTTCCTGCGGATTGCCCTGAAATTCCACAGAGCAGTTTTCACGGACTATCTGAAAAATCTGATTCCAGATTTGGTTTGCCTGTTTCATGTAATTCTGTGACATCGCTACATAGGGAGAGGCAATTGCCGCACCAGTTGTAGGATGTTTGGAAATATATCCGTATTTGGTGACGATCTGCTCGCAGTGAATCCAACGGGAAATGCTCATGGCATACTGTTCCACAAGCTGACGGCTGACGATTTTCTCACAGGAGCGTTCTTTCAGCCATTGATAGGTTTCTGTATACACATCATCGGCGAGAAGTTTTGTGCCGTCACGCTGTAATTCTTTCATGAAATTTCTGACAGGCGGTGTTTCAGCGGATTCTATATTCGCAGGCTGCATCATAACTTCAGCAGTTTTTCCCTCAGCGATCTTTTCAGCGAGTGCCTTTCTTGGTCGTCCTGCACCCGGTCTTGCACCGCCTCGGTTTGTACCGTCTTTCGCCATGATGTCATCACCTCCGAAAAATCAAAGAAAATCAAACAAAACTTAAAATCGGGCATAAAAAATGCCGACTGTAAAAGTCGGCAAAGTTAGAAATTATCGGTGCTTTTCAGTATTTTTATATCTGAGGGGTCAATAGGGTATTTGAATACCCGTTTTTGTGCGTGAGAGGGGACGCCGGTCTGTAAAAAATTCACAATTAGCGATTTTTATCCCCCCACCGGCAACATTTCAGACACAATCAATACCGATAGACGGGATTTCGGTCTTCTGTCCACGTCTTGCGGTCATGGCAGGACTTGCAAAGAGCCTGCCAGTTGCTTTCATCCCACATCAGATGCGGATCACCACGGTGAGGAATGATATGGTCGACCACGGTCGCTGCCGTGAACCGTCCCTGTGCTTTGCACCGCACACACAAAGGATGCCGGCGGAGGTACGCCTTGCTGACACGTTGCCACTTGCTGCCGTAGCCACGCTTAGCGGCAGACGGTCTGTCTGGATGCAAGGGCTGATGCTCTGCACAATACAAACCGTCTGTCAGATTGGGACAGCCGGGGTGCTTACATGGTTTTCGTGCCTTCCTCGGCATTGTCTCCACCTCCTTCGGGCATAACAAAAGCCGCTGGCGTAAACCAACGGCTCTATACATGATCTTCTATTATACAGTATAGCACAGAAACCCATGAATATCAAGTCTTACGAACTCTCATCAGCTCTCAACTTTTGGACGGCTTTGTCACGCAGGCGGTAGATGTGCTGCACGCTGTATCCGAAGTCGGCAGCGATCATGTTCCAAGATTTGAACTCCAGATAACGCTTGCTCAGAAGGTCACAACAATCGGCATCATCGACCGCCTTAATACGCGCTTCCATGTCGGCAAGCAGCGCATCATACTCACGCTGGGTTTCCTGAATTTCCTGTTCCAGCGCCATGATCCTGAAAACGGTGCCTTCCATCTTGCTTCGATCGGGTGACACGGTTCTCGGCATATCATTGATGCCGCTGCCGTTCATACCTTCGGCACGCTGCCGCAACACTCGGATTTCGTGAATCTTCCGGTCGATACGCCTGCGGAGTCGCTGTGCCTGATCCCAGTATTCTTTCATGCAAATTCCTCCCTCATCATTTTTATCAGTCTCTCGCCGTTCATATCCGACATGAAGTCAAACCACTGCGACCGCAGGAACTGCTCACATTCCAGTTTCGTGATGATGTCATTTGACTGTAGCACCTCCCGGTAATCCAGAAGGCACTGCTTGATGATTGCTGCCGACAGTAATTTGTATCCTTCATTCATTTGAACCTTGCTTTCACCGCACGCATCATTGCGGACTGCGTCCTGTCTTTTGACTGCAAAGCCTTCATGATCTCCTCGTCGATTGTGTTAACCGTCATAAGATGCTGAATCACAACAGATTCTGCCCGCTGTCCCTGTCGCCACAGGCGGGCGTTGGTCTGCTGGTATAATTCCAGCGACCACGGCAGCGTGTACCAGATGATTGTGCTGCCACCGTCCTGCAAGTTCAGTCCGTGACCTGCGGAGGAAGGCTGTATCAGCGCCACTGGAATTTTTCCTGCATTCCAGTTGGCGATATCCTTGTCGGTCTTGATTTCGCGGCAGTCGAACCGCTTACAGATGCGGTCGCGTTCGTGCTTGTACCAATACGCGACCAGCGCGGGCTTGCCGTTCTGCGCTTCCAGCAGATCTTCCAATGCATCCAGCTTTCGCTCGTGCAGCTCGATGATATTGCCGTCGTCGCTGTAGATGCAGCCGCTTGCAAGCTGTACCAGCTTTCCGCACAGGACGGCAGCATTGGCAGCGGAAATATCCTCATCCTGCACCGGCAGGACGTAGTCGCTTTCCATCTGCTTGTAGGCTTCATATTCTTCTTCGGAAAGCCGCACCGGATCAGAGACAGACAGCAGCTCCGGCATTCTCAGGTGGTCGGTAGTTTTCATGGAAATGCTGATGTCGGCGATCTTGCCGTAGATCTCCTTTTCGACACCTTTGCGGGGCGTATAAGTGAAGCCGTTCCAGTCTGGTGTGAAGTATGCATCACGGTACTGTCCGATTCGCTTTCCCAGACGCTCTCCCTTATCCAGCAGGCGGAACTGCGCCCACAGATCCATGAGACCGTTGCTGCAGGGTGTACCGGTCAGCCCGATGATACGCTTTACAAACGGACGCACCTTCCGCAGCGCCTTGAAGCGCTTAGACTGGTGGTTCTTGAATGATGAAAGCTCGTCAATCACCACCATGTCGAAATCGAACGGCATCCCGCTGTCCTCAATGAGCCACTGCACATTCTCGCGGTTGATGATGTACAGATCGGCTTTTTTCCGGAGAGCCGCAAGGCGCTGGTCGCGGGTGCCGAGAACCAGACTGTAGGTCAGCCCTTTCAGGTGATCCCACTTGCCGATCTCTGCCGCCCATGCATTTTTGCAGACGCGGATTGGTGCGATCACCAGCACCTTCCGGACGTCGAAGCTGTCGAACATCATGTCGTTCAGTGCCGTCAGGGTGATGCTGGTCTTGCCCAGCCCGCATTCCAGCAGGACTGCTGCCTCCGGGTGTGTTTCGATAAAGTCGATGGCGTATTTCTGGTAGTCATGTGGACTGTATTGCATCAATGATCCCTCCAATCTGTTCAGGGCTGTCCAGCACAAAAACCAGAAAACCCATCCTCCGCAATAGTCTGTGACGAGACCACTGCAATGGTCGCGGCGTTTTCCCCGGTGCCTTGACTTCCACGAAACCGATTCTGCCGCCGGGGAACATCACCATGCGGTCGGGCATCCCGTTAAAACTTGGGGATACGAACTTGACCGCCAGCCCGCCTTTTGCTTTGACAGCTTTAAAAAACTTCGATTCTACGGTTGTTTCACGCATTTTTACTCCTTTCTGGTGCAGGTGTCGAAGGTCTATTCTATAACTTTATATATAGATATTTTTTCAATTTTTTCTACTATA